GACAGCGTGACATGTAACAACGGAGGGTGGCGTGATCGAGATCATCATCGCAGCGGCGGCGGCAACGGCGGTGCCAGAAAAGTGGCCACTTTGGCCTGAATTCTGGTCGCGTTACGAGGCGCACGCTGCGGTGTATCAGGCGGAGAAAAGGAAGAAGGATGCTGCCAAGCGGATGGAGGATCAACGTCGAGGAGACGGTCGCCGGGGAAATAAGGCTGCTGATCGAGTCACCAAGTAGCGGCGGAGCCGTATTCACGGTTCCTGCACATTCATCAAGAGGTGAAATCCTCCGCAAGTTGGCGGCTGAAATTAGGAAAGAGGATGGCACAACAGAAACCGAAACACCGGCCCGGTCGTAGACCAATCGACTGGGATCCGATTGAAGTCGAGTATCGGATGGGGCGGCTGACTCTGGCCGCACTCGAGGCGAAGTACGGCGTCTCGGCGACGAACATCAGTCGCCACATGCGTAAGCACGGGATCGTGCGCGACCTGACGGATTCGGTGAGGCTCGCGACGCGGGCGAAGATCATCGAACGCGAATATACGAAGCGGCTCGAGAGTGCAACAGGGTTCGCAAAAAGCGCAGTCGAGGCGGCGGCGGAAGTTGTGGCGGACGTTGTCGAACGCCACAAATCCTCGATGCTGCAACTTAGGGAAATTTGGACGACTCTTGTCAACGAACTGATGAGTCTGTCGGTTGCGAAGAGGAAAGGCCTGACGAAGGAGCGGCTGATCCAGATCGGGGCTGACGCTGGACTCGACGAAGAAGAAGTACGCGCAGCAATCGAGGCGGCGACGATGCAGGCGAGGATCGGAGCGGTTGACAAGCTTGCGAACGTGCTTGCGAAACTTGTTCCGCTGGAAAGAAAGACGTATGGTCTGGACGAAGATGGCGCAGAGAACGAGTGGGAGACGAAATGGAGATTGCTCGCCGAACAGTACGACGCGGAGTTGACGCAATCCACGCAGGCGTCGTGAGAGTGAATCTGGCGAATGACATGTTGGATGCGCCGCTGAAACGTCGCAGTCATCTGCCAGATGCGGTTGCAGTCGCCGTCGCAGCGTTCGTTATCGTGATGGTCTGGTGGGCGCTGTGCATCTGACGTGTCTTGCGCTTGTTGTCGTTCTGCATGTGGCGGTGATCTTGGCGTTGCTTTGGAAGCCTGTTGAGACCGTGCAGCAGAAAAGGAAGGTACAACAGGTTGCGCTCATCGATGGAACCGACCTGAAATTTGCCGCCGCAGACGGCAGAGGGCTCGGTTGCGACGAAAGCTACGTCGGCGTAGGTCTCAAGGTTCGGTGGGACGGGCTGGTTGTCGAAGTTGCTCCCGGCGGGCCCGCACAGAAGGCAGGGATCGTTGTCGGCGACGTAATACACAAGCCTTGGTACGACGAGTACGAGGGTGGGCTGTACGTCGTGCGTGTAGTCCGTGGAAACGAAACCGTGCGATACAAGATGAAGCGCGAACGAATCTGCTTAGTGGCCGATGGACGCGCAGGGTGAACGTGTGACACTTGACACCGCCGACGTTGTCGGGCGTGGCGCGAAGGACTACAGGTTCTACGCGTACGTTTTCCAGCGCATCCTTTCCAAGAACGGCGAACTTGTGCCGTTCAAGCTCAACAGGGCGCAGTTGCATGTTCACGAGTTGATCGAGCGTCAACTGAAAGAGAAGGGGTGGGTCCGCGCGATCATCCTCAAAGGTCGGCAGCAGGGCATCTCAACCTACATTCAAGGGCGACTCAACTGGCGGTTGAAACACCGTGCTGGTGCCAAAGCCTACGTCGTGGCTCATGAGCAGCGGGCGAGCGACAACCTGTACGCGATGGCGATCAGGTTCCACGAGAACACGCCGCCGGAGTTTCGTCCGTCGACGGGCGCAGCGAACGCGAAGGAGCTTTGGTTCGACTTGCTCGACAGTCGATACGAAGTTGCGACTGCGGGAACGCGCGAGACTGGCCGGTCGGGTACGGCGCAGTATCTGCACGCGTCGGAGTATGCCTACTGGCCGACGCCTGAGGCGCACTGGGCTGGCCTCGGTCAGACGGTGCCGCTGCTGCCGAACACAGAAGTGATCGTCGAGTCGACGGCGAACGGCGTGAATAACGATTTCTATCGCCGTTGGAAAGCTGCGATCACTGGCTCGAGTGACTACTTGCCGATCTTTATCCCGTGGTTCTGGCAGACGGAGTACACGTTACCGATCCCGGACGGTTGGGCTCGTACGCCGGAAGAAGATCAACTTATCGAGGTTTACGGCGACAAGGGCTTGACCGACGAGCACCTAGTGTGGAGGCGATGGAAAATCGCCAACGATTTCGACGGCGACGTCAACCGCTTCCATTCCGAATATCCGTGCAACTGGCAGGAAGCTTTCGTCTCGGATGCGCGCGATTCGTTCATTCCGGGAAGCCTTGTCGTGCGGGCGCAGGCGATGCAATCCGTCGTGCCGTCGGGACCGATGGTCGTCGGAGTCGACCCGGCGAGGTACGGTGACGACCGGACTGCAATCGTTGTACGTCAGGGCCGGAAGGTGCGCGCAGTCAAGACGTACGCGAAGCGCGGAACGATGGAGGTTGCTGGCATCGTGGCCAGATTCATCGAGGCGCACAATCCTGACGCCGTCTTCATCGACGTGATCGGCATCGGCGCAGGCGTATACGACAGGTTGTGTGAACTCGGGTACGGCGCACAGGATGACGAGTCCAAGAACGTTGTCTTCGCGGTGAACGCTGCGGAGAGCGCAATCGAGAACGACAAGTATGTCAACCGCCGTGCAGAAATGTGGGGCGAAATGAAACGTTGGCTCGAGGAGTTTCCGTGTTCGCTGCCGCAGTCTGACGAAATCCTCGCAGACCTGACTGCGCCCGGGTACACGTACGACAGTTCGGGGCGACTCCGCATCGAGTCGAAGGAGAGCATGAAGAAGCGCGACGAGAAATCTCCCGACATCGCAGACGCGCTTGCGCTGACGTTCGCGGAGCCGGTGCGTAGGAAAGAGAAGAGCGGCCCAGTTGTTGCCGCATTCAGACCGTTCGATGAGGTTGTTGGCTACTGATGCAGACTGAAAACTATCCAAGCGAGACCGAGAACCTTGAGCGCCTCGAGGCGTTCGGCGTAGCGGTCCAGAAAATGATCGACGAAGCCATCAGTGCGCGCGACGCAAGCGGTATCGAGTCGCGGTGGATCGAAGACCTGCGGCAGTACTACGGCTCCGAGATCTCGCAGCACTCGTACAAGTCGATGACGCAGATGGCGCAGGAGGGGGCGACGGAGGCGACCGTCTCGGGTGAGCGTCCTACACGCAGCAGGATCTCGGTGAACATCACGCGCCCGAAGACGAACGCCGCCATCTCGCGGATCTCGGAGATGATGCTGCCGACGGACGACAAGAACTTCGCAATCCGCCCGACTCCGAACCCGGACCTTTCTGCAGACCTGACCAAGGGGCGCGACACGGTGCTGACCGTCGGCGGACAACCGATCATGAAGCCAGACGGCACCGAACTAACTGCCGCAGACGCTGCGAAGCACGCCATCGAGGAGGCGGCGGAGCGTGCGAAGCGGATGGAGCGGGAGATCGAGGACCAGCTTGTCGAGTGCAACTACAACGCGGAATTCAGGAAGGGCATCTGGGACTTCTGCGTCCTCGGGACGATGATCCTCCGTGGGCCATTCGTGAAGCGGTACGTCAGTAAACGGTGGACGAAGCTTCCTGACGCTTGGGTGCTGCAGATCGAGGAGAAGTATGCGCCAGCGGTCGTGAGGGTGAGCCCGTGGAATTTCTACCCTGACCCTGCTGCAGGCGGCGACATCGAGAAGGCACGGTACGTCGTGGAAGTCGAGGAGTTCAACGCGAAGACTCTCCGCGAGTTACGTGGCCAGCACGGGTACATCACGAGCCAGATCAACGAGTGCCTGAACGAGGGCCCGAAGGCGGCAAGGAGCCGCAAGGGCAACTACGACCGCATCGTCCCCGGCGAATATGTTACGCCAGATGACGCGATCTTCGAGGTGTACATCGTCCACGGAGAATTTACTCGTGGCGACCTCGAGGCTGCCGGTGTCGAAGGGTGCGAGTGCGAGAGCGACGAGGAGCGTCAGGACGCAGTCAGCGGGTGCGTCTTCATCTGCAACGGCAGACCGATCAAGGCGTACCTGAATCCTCTTGACTCAGGTGAGCTTCCTTACTCGGTGGCGCAGTACGAGCGGATCGAGGGGCAGATGTTCGGTGTCGGTGTCCCGTACATCCTGCGGAACCCGTCGAAGGTCGTGACCGCCGGGTGGCGGATGATGATGGACAACGCAGCATTGTCATCCGGCGGGCAGATCGTCATCAACCGCAAGCTGATCGAACCTGCCGATGGGTCTTGGGCGCTCACTGGGTCCAAGATCTGGTTCTCGAAAGACGGAGTTGTCGACGTCGGGCACGCGTTCAAGACGTACCAGTTCGATACACGCCAGAGCGAGATTCAGGCGATCATCGACCGGGCGCTGCAGTTCGCCGAAGACGAGTCGAGTCTGCCGTCGCTGCTGGAGGGGAATCAGGGACGCGCGCCAGATCAGGTCGGCTCGCTGACGCTGCTGTACAACAACGCCAACACGGTCCTCCGCAGACTCGTGAAGACCATCGACGACTGCATCACGGACACGATGATCTCGCGGTTCTACGACTGGAACATGCAGTACAACGAGGACG